GAGCGTTTGACTACGAATCAAAAGGTCGCAGGTTCGAATCCTGCCAGGGCCACCAAGGAATTTAACGACTCACTGAAAAGTGGGTCGTTTTTTATTGCTAAAAACCCTTATTTTATGGGGTTTTCCAGGCTTTTTAAGTCCAAAGAACTGGATAGTGTAACGATTAAAAATAAGGCCCCGGATTTATCTTGTTTGCTCTGTTATAGTGTTAGTCTTTTAGCAACACTATAAAAACTAAGGTTGTTTTTGCTACGAGTCAAACGCTGTAAGAGGAGGCTAACTATGGAATTCACAACTAATTCACAAATTTTGTCATCATGGTTGAACAATTTAAAATTGGAGGGCATATCTTATAAAACTATCCGATGGTATGCTTATGGAGTTAAGAGATTCGATAATTATACGCAACAACCTTATAATGAGATAACTACTAATGACATTAAAAGGTTCTTGCACCACTTAAAAGTTAATAACTTTTCTGCCTCTACCAGGAAAGGTAATTATAGGACGCTTAAGACTTTTTATAGTTTTATGGTTAAAAAAAATATAATAGCGGCCGCCGATGATCCATTTAATGGTTTAAAAACTCCTAAGTTTGACACGAAGCAAATAAATTCCTTCAATAAAATTGAAATGGAAGAGATTCTTACATCTTGCAACAAAAAAGATTTTTTAGGATACAGAGATTATGCTATCCTCTGCACCCTATTCTCTACCGGGTTACGTAAATCAGAGTTAATTGCTATGACTGTATCAGATGTTGACCGTAATGGTGTTGGCTATTTTAGGGTTACCGGTAAGGGTAATAAGGAGAGGGTTATACCTATAGGTAGTGTATTAGCTCTTGTATTAAAACGATATATTAGGCGGCGCCGTAAATTTTTGGACGATAAAGGTTATAAACATCATAATGGTCTATGGGTCAACAATAGAGGCAAGACAATGACTGCTAGTGGTGTTGATGGCATCTTCGACAAACTCAAAAATACTGATTATCCTTGGTCTACTAGAGTTAGCGCCCATACTGTCAGACATACCTTTGCAACCATGTTTTTGGTCAATGGTGGCGATGTTTTTACGCTCCAACGACTCCTTGGCCACTCAGATATTGCCACGACAAAGATTTACATTGATTTAAAAACTGACTATATAAAGCAACAGGGCGATAATTTTAACCCTCTCGATAATACTACTTGGCGTATGTATTAATATGTTGTTGATTTCTTTGTAATATTGTGTTATAATAATATCATAGAGGTAAGACAACAACATATTGTTGCTGCTCCTTAATAAGTTTCATCATATCTTTTACCTAATTACTGCTGACTGGTGTTTCTATATGCCTGGATGGTAACCAACTGTCCAGGCAAAACATCAAATTACTACTAATCATTGCTGCTAACGGGTCTTACTCGTTTGTATATTGTCATTTTTTAACCTCCAAAATTAACATACCAAACCCTCCTTTCTAAGCAAAAATAAAGCGTATGGCTACCATAAAAAGTAACCATACGCTTATTTTTGTTGTATCTATTAAATTACCATATATAATGGTTAGGATGTTGGCCGTTGTCTCGTATGTCTACATGGACAAACTCACTATCAGGGTAGTATCCCAGGCCATCAAAGAGACGGCTATTATACACAAAATTATAAAATTGCTCATAGTTGCCGTCTACATATATGTCTGCAGCTGTACCTCTGACATGTTGGCTATTATAGACACCACCTACCTCTTGATTATGGCTAGGACATCTATAGCCACAAGATACATAGATAGGATGACCGTAGTTGGCTCGCAAAACATCTAATCTATGGATAAGATCAGGAGATATAATATCAGAGCCGCCGCCACAACAACGGCAAAGGAACTCAGATGTGTCAAAATATCTGGCCATTATAATTTGCCTCGTGATCCTTGATCAGTATTATACTTGGAGTTGCAATATTTGTTACCGATCTGGGTAATTAAGCCGCCGCCAGCAGTTATTGTTGCAAACACGTCATAATTGCCCCAAGTCTGGCCCTTAAACACCAGATATAATGTTATCAAGATAAAAAATACGTAGCTGACAAGACTCAGTATACGAGTTAATGAGTAGATGCCGCCCTCTTTTAAGATTTCCATTATGCATCACCTCGTTTATGGTGAGGCAGCTTATGTAGCTGCTCCATTAAATCATCAATAACTCCATTAGCACCCAGACCCTCATAAGCCTTATAGCAAGCGTCGATACCTTCCAAGGTGTGTATGGGTATATAACCTTTTGGGGCGTAATCATTATAAGTTGCTATAATGCGGAATCTTAGTAATGATTGGATGCCTGTTTTAAGTGCCTCGTTTTCCTGTTTTTGTTTGGCTCTATATTCTAAAAATGAGTGCCACAAGAATCCTATCAGGATAGTCGCTAATGGAGACAATATCATTGATATTAAGCTCAGATTCATCGTCTGATTATTCACACTTTCGTTGTTTTTTAACCTCTATGCGCTATAACGGGAATTATAGAACATAGAAAATCAGAATATTTAGAATGAGTTTTTGGGGAGAAAGAGTTCGCGCCGCGAACTCTACGAACTCTTTTAAGTTGGTTATAACTAAGAAGTCGCGCCGCGAACCATTTTATTTTTTTATTCTTTTGAACTTAAAACTTGACTGCTCTAATCTCATCAATAGAGGTCATTGCCTCTACCTGATTTTTTAGCTCATTATATTTATCGTGGAGTTGTCCAGATCTTTGAGCCGCCAAAGTATTGATAGCCTTAAAATCTGCTACAGTTAACTCTGCCTTAGTATTATCCGCACAAGTCCAAGTCTGACTAGCGATATTGTTATCGACTAAAGCATCTTTAGCTATGCGCATACGCTCACGAGCTTTGTCGTCGTAATCATAAGTCTTACCATTATAAGTGATAACAGCCACTTCTTTGGCGTCTCTTATGGATTTTAACTCTTTGATTTTTGCGATTTTTGCCTCATCGAGAGTTTCCGGTAAGATTTTTGCCGGAGGAATTAAGGTAAAGTCTGTTGCTGACTTAAAATCTACGCGATAGCCTATAGCCACATCATCGATATTTGTTATATCGACTAAGAGAGCGGCCGGAGAAAATAATTTTTTCATCTCGTCGAGAGTACGAGTTGTCTCATATATATTGGCTACTTTGCCAAATAATATTTCCGCTATTTTGTTCATTTTATTTTTCCTTTTTTTAGTCTAAGTAGTTGTCTATAATATAAGTAGTACCCTTTGTGCCGCCAATCTTACTGATATCAAGGGATCTGGGAACGTTTTTGAGGTGGACGGGGGTCTTCGTCCAAGCCGAAGAAAACATCCGGTCACAGTTAGTACAACTAGACATATCTATAGCATCTATTGTGACTGTTGCCCCTCTCAGCTCGGTAAACATTTCTGACATATTTTGTACATTGCGAGTATCCCAATTATCAAGATTTAGCGTTTTCAGGTTGTAACAAAACTTAAACATCTCTGATGCATTAGTGAGACTGTGTAAATCCCAATTACTGAGATTTAATGTAACCAGGCCGCTTTTGCTAAACATAGATGACATATTAGTGACGTTGCTGGTATCCCAATTACTAGGATCTAACGTTGTTAACGCCTCACAGCTCTCAAACATCATTGACATATCAGTGACATTGCTGGTATTCCAATTACTAGGGTCTAATGTTATCAACTTGCCGCAATAGTTAAACATAGATCGCATGGTTGTTACACTGCTTGTATCCCAACCACTGAGGTGTAAGGTTGTTAACGCCTTACAATTGTAAAACATGTAAGACATGTCCTTAATGTGACTAGTATCCCAAGTAGAGGCATCAACGTTAATAAGATACCAATCCTCGTAAAACATGTAAGACACATCTGTTAAGCTGCCAACATCCCAACCTCTAGCGTCGATATTTGTTATTTTAAGGCGGTTGTTGTCACTAAAATAACTACGGAACATATATGCAGCATTATCGACATTACTCATGTTGAGCTTAGGAGGTGCTGATATTGTGGATCGTGAGAATAGAGCATTCATGTTGGTCGCAGCATAGGTATTAGCGTAATCTTGTAACGATAAATCTCCGCTTAAATTAAGATCGTCAAATATGCTCCTGTGCCAATCGGTCTTAATTCTATTAGGTACTGTCTGTGGTATGTAATACACATTAATTGTCTGATCCTTATCAGGAGTAAAGTTATTGATTGAGCAACATACAAAATCATATCCATCAATAGTAGGAGCATTAGCATTATTAATGTAAAATTTTTGGCCCGGATCTAACTTAACTGGGGGCAAATCTTGTATGTAGTCCTCATTGTTACGTCTAGCAACTAGCTTAACAGTAACCCCATCACCACTACTAGTAGAGGCTGCCTCTTTAAGGACCTTATAGGATGTGCTACTACCAGACGGCTTATAATTAAGTTGGCTTGCCTTAGCATCATCAGCATCACCATAAGCAGCATAGCAATTAATACCGTCTGATTTGATATGGACTCCCTTATTAGCTACCTCATCAAGAGTAGAGTATAATTTAATTTCTTCGGCGGCCCCGTCTTTTTTAACATTTAATTTTTTTGCTAACTCAGCCATATTATTATGCCTCCGTTATTACCATAACTCCGTACCATCTGGTAACACTAGATGTCCATCGGCATTATATCTAGGGATTTTATTAGCCTCATTACCAATATCAGTCTTATCTAGCTTACCAGAGATATCCTGATGGCTAGTAATATAACCCTTAGAGTTAAGATCATTAGTAGTTACATAATTAGCAAGAGAGTCGGACGTTAAAAATCCTTTGGCCGCCAAACCACTCTCTGTAACCATACCATTTAATTGAGTCTTATCTGCTTTAGCTTCTAATGCAGTAGTGGTAGCATACTTAGTTAACTCTGTCTTGTCTGCCTTATTGGCCAGATCAGTCTTTTTGGCGTAGTCTGTAAGAGATTGATGACTAGTTAAGTAGCCTTTGCTGTCTAATGTAGTAGTGGTTACATATTTAGATAGCTCTGTTTTGTCAGCTTTTGTATTAAGATCAGTCTTTTTAGCGTAGTCAGTTAAAGATTGATGGGCGGTTAAATAACCTTTAGCTTCCAGTTCTTCGTTAGTTACTAGGCCATTTAATTGAGACTTATCAGCTTTATTAGTCAGATCTGTAGTTTTAGCATAACCAGTAAGATCGGTAGCAGTTAAAAATCCTTTGGCCGCCAACTCATCTTTAGTTACTTTATTTTCTAGCTCTGTTTTATCTGCTTTAGTTTCTAATTCAGTAGATTTAGCGTAACCAGTTAGAGATTCTTCAGTTAAAAATCCTTTAGCTGCCAATTCTTCATTGCTTACTTTATCTGCTAACTCAGTTTTAGTCGCATAATTAGTTAAGTCGAGGGCGCTAATTTTATCTTCTAACTCTGTTTTTGTAGCCAGAGTAGTTATATTATTGCCTAAAGCCTTAACATCATCTTGGGCTTTTTGGTCGATAATTGTATATTTTTTACCGTTTAAGGTAAGAGTTTTCATATTTAATTCGCTCATATATATTTTGGCTCCTTATAATATAATGCTTACGTTACCAAGGCCATCATCGGTAACATCTATATCCATCTGTGCCTTAGAGAGAGTAACATTGCCAAGGCCATCATCATCGACAGTAATATCGCCCTTGGCTGCAATCTGCTTACGCAATACATCTAATTGGGTATCCACATCTGCTGTCTTAGCATAGGGAGATAAGTCGTCCTGGGTAATCAGACCGGTTAACTCTGTCTTATCGGCTTTTAATTGCAAAGCGGCGGCCACCACTTTATTTTGAACTGGATTTTCCGACTCCAAACTCAAAACATCATCTATAGTAATATCTATACCAGATCCACCGCCACCAATAACCATCATACCAGCCTCATATCCAGCATCTAGTGTTATCTCATTACAAGTACAGTTATCACAATTACAAGTACTCATATATGTGCTACCTCCTCTATTGATAACAGAGCTGTCCACATCATAGTACGGACAGATCCATTACGTAGTAATATAATATCGTAATAATAAGTGCCGGGCGGCAGATTACTAATTTGGCTGCTTGTCACTCTAAATTTATTGTTAGCTAAATCAAGGCTATTATGATTAACCATAAGTAAGGGCGCACCTTTTTTCTTGCCACGAACCGAGAATTGGAGTATGTCATTTTCCTCCAATGACAGCCCTTTAACGGCATAAATCATATCAAAATCATCACCCTGGGTGATTGTCATATTTAATTTTTCGTTTTTTATCATGTTTATACTCCATATTTGGGTAATTATATCGTCATTAAATAATAAACAAAGGTTGCTTTTAGCAGCCTGTCACAGATATGTCGCAAATTTGTTGCAAAAATAACCAAAAAGTGCTACACTATTGTTAATTAATCAATTAAAGGAGGCACTAATTATGTCACTATTGCTTATATTAATTGCCTGCACGAAAGCCTTTTTTCTGCTGTTGGGCGTAGATAAAATTGCCAGAATATCCCAAACCAGAAATTACATGCAAGGAGCTTTGATAGTATCTATCGTCCTTAGTATTTATACTAGCCAAATGGTGAGAAGTAGCTATAGAGGGTCACCTGGCCTCGAGATGTTTGGTATGTCGTTGGCACTCTTTGCGTTTATTTCGGTGCTTGGCTTTTTATATTGCAGACTTTTGGGAGTCAAAGCGCCTAAAAAAATTTATTTTGAGCCTAACTGGTTTTCCTACGCTCTCTATTTGTTCCCGAGTTTTGTGTTTATATTGTTTTCTTATGTCGGAACATACGAAGAGCATCCCGGAATATCATTATTAATGTTATTAACAGTATTTGTATTTGGGTATAAAATCCCGTCAGTAGTTTTGGCCGTATCAACTTTAATGAGTTGTTGCCTTTTTGGCGTAGCCGTCCATGGCTTAAGTGTTGCTATCTTGGATACTCCTACTGCTGATGCTGCTATGCCAGATGACTGTTATGATGCAACAGATATAGATGTGGATAACAGTGACTCTGTTACTACTATTGATACAACTGATGGTACCGGAGTAGAGCACGTAGACGGCCACTACAGAGAGGGTACTTACGTCCATGGCTACTCCAGAGCTGACGGTACTTGGGTAGACGGTCACTATCGAGATGGTGGCGATGTAAGCCCCCATATCAGGAAAAAATAATATGAAATTAAAAATCTCTCTATAAACCTTATTGGGCTTATGGGGAGATTATTTTTTTGGCCGCCGCTTAATTATTATCTATTGATCTTGCTGCTAACGTCCTTGCATTAGATAGAGCATCATATATAAGATACCCCTCTGCCCCATCCTTACTTAACAGAGTATCTAATGTAGTATAATCTACATAACCTCTATCAGGGTTAGTATCTATATATTGGTTATTACCGATATAAATTGCAAAATGGATGGTAGTCATCTTACGATAATAGACCATTATAAAATCGCCCGGCTCTATTTTACCTTCTTTGCGTTTTGCAAAATATTGGTCTACGCCTGTGCTAAATGGCTGGCTGCTATTACGCTTATAACGCATATAAGCATTGACGTACTCTGTTATTACGTTAGGCTTATCTTGTAATAATCCTACACTATGATACACATCAAAGCCGAGATGGACACAAGTATAAGCTGTCATATAATTACCTACTTGGCCACGCCAAAACTTACGGCCTATATAATTCTGGGCCGCCGCAACTATATTATCTCTAATATTATCCATTACAGATACCTCGTGCAATCCATAGTCATAACCTCGGTACGCCCACGCGACAACATACGGCACTCACCATCAATCAGATCCTTGTAATAATAATATTGTGTAGCTCCATGTTGGGTGGTGTGGTAATTGTCGTAGATATTAAGAGGGTAATGACTATCAGGATGTGTCCAACTGACACTACTAGGGGGCTCTACACCACAACCGGATAATTGACTTACTGACCATCTGTGCCGTGTCAATTTAAGGGGATATAATCTCGACGGATCCACGCCGTCGGAATGGCCCTTGAGGCCAAATCCCTCCGTTACCCATGGATGGCCTACTGGCATTACAGCTACATTATCGTAATCCTTGCTTGCACAATACTCATGCTCCGGGGTCTTGCCGGTATAGTATGTACCGGCAATATATGTAGGAGACAAGTAATAATCATCCATCTGATAATTTTTGCCGTTGCCGTCAACTGTATAGATTAGCTCGCCCTTATCGTTGTATATTGCGAGCCCAAATGGGTCTAATTTGTCTGCAATGTCCTTGATCTGTCTAAATCGCAATATCTTGAGCTTATCGGCAACAGCTTTGCGCTCGGCTACGGCGTTGACAATCTGGTCTGTTGTCGGCCTCTCGTCATAGTATAATAAGTGGCCGCCCCATACATATATTACATCTGCTGTAGCCTTACTGGGATCAGTTACGTCTACGATCCTGTCCTTGACCTTATAATCATACACCGTCCAACCTGTAGCACCACCGTTGCCATTTTTTTCCGTCTCCTCAAGACAGCCATAGGCATATGTTATGTCCCCTGTTGGCGCGCCGCCTAATATATAAGCCGGATTATCTGTATCAGGATTATATATGTATATAATCTCGTCGATATACTTGGGTATAATATAACACATCCAATATACTGTACGGAAATTACGATGGCCGTTATCGCCACAGATTGTAACTCCATCCAATACTAATGGATGATAAGTATCGTCTTGGTCCCCATCATTACAGATGCCGCAAAAATAATTATTAAGATCCTCAACTCTATCAAGAGCGTAAGCGCTGTAATTGTCGTCGATTTGTTGTATATTATCCTTATTGATTGCGTAAAAATATTTTGTCGTTGCCATAATTATAATCTACCTAATACCAGACATCTCATGACGAGCCATGAGATACCACAATAGGTATCCCCCTCCTTATACTCTGATTGATCCTGGTCAGCAAACGCAAGCCAATTAGCCTCCATGGAGCCGCCGGTGTTATAACTTACTTTGCCGGGCTCGGGACACCAGTAATGTATCCCCTGGTGGATACCGTCAGGGGAGCCTAAGACACCGGATGTATAGCTCCAGCTAAATGCCCAATAACTGTAAGATTGTGCGACGGGGAAATAGCTGTAGACGCGCTCGCAAAATCCCTTATTATACTCATCTAGAGTTAATAATTTGCCGCTGCCGACCAATTTATAGACCTCGTCCCTCTCTGGGGGTAGCAGTGATCGGCTGCCTGATTGTCTATATGGCAGGACACCAATATCCATTACAGGTATTAATTTGCAATGCTCCGTAAAATGTGGGCAGTCTACAGTAATCGTCTGCTCGTGCTCTAATATTTTTTTGTTGTAATGATCCGCACCAAAATAGACGCCGCGCAGATCTATAGTGCCGAGGATGTATCTGTTATAATCCTCCGCTCCCATGATTAGTCTGCCATATTTGTTGTATACCTCTAGTCCAGCTATCATATTATATGGTTGCCTCCCTTGTTGTTATATTGTGTCTATCAAACCTAGCTTAACCCTAGCGACATTGTTATCGTCATATACAGTAATCAGATTGTCGATTACCTCTATACGAGCACCACTAGTTTTGCCGCCATTAATATTAATTTTGTCCGTGGTGATTGCCTTAGCCTTGATTTTGTCGCCTGTTATATTGCCGGCCAGCATATTATTAGTAATAATACTGCCATCAATCTGGGTATCACCAGTAATATGCACATACTTACCATCGAGCAATATGGTGCCGTCGGCTATATTAATCTTGGTTATAATATCGTTGCCATCGAGATCTATATTTTTTACCGCTAATGATATAGCATCTTGAGTCTGTTGTATGGTACTGTATGATTCTAGTTTTTTGTTTGTCGCAGCATCCATTTTTACAACCACATTAGATATAGCATCATTAGTCTGCTTAATAGTGCTATACCCTGTCAACTTGTCATCAGTATAAGTAGCGACCTGGCTACTAATCATATCTTTGGTCTGCTCGGTAGTGCTATAATTAGCCAGTTTGCCATCCGTATAATCGGCAACCTTAGTATTAATTAAGCTCTCTGTCTGAGTAGTAGTGCTATAACTCTTGAGCTTGTCGTCAGTGGCTGCATCAATCTTACCCACCATACTACTGATCATTGCAGATGTCTGCTCGGTAGTACTGTAACCAGTCAGCTTATCAACAACCTTGTTATTAATCATGGCCTCAGTCTGAGTAGTAGTGCTATATTTTGAGAGCTCTGTGCTCTTAAAGTTAGCAATAGTGCTGCTAATCATCGTAGATGTCTGCTCGGTAGTACTGTAATTGGATAGTTTGCCATCTGTATAATCGGCCACTTTGGTGTTAATTAGGCTCTCGGTCTGTTTAATTGTACTATAATTGGATAGCTCTCTGTCCTTAAATACTGCCAGGCCACTACTGATTGCAGCAGATGTCTGCTCCTTGGTACTATAATTGGATAATACTCCATTTGTATAGGTAGCTACATTAGATTTAATCATAGTATCAGTCTGAGTAGTTGTCGAGTAATTTGGCTTAAGAGTATTGGTCTCAAAATCCTTGATACTGTTAGCAATTAGTGTATCTGTCTCGCCTTTTTTGTAGACTTGGCCTTCAAAATTATTAAGGTCGTTGGCTACACCATTAGCTTTGACGACCGCTAATGCAGCCTTATTTGTGGCCGACTGGATATTATTATTAACAATATTGTCTAATTTTGAGGAGCTGATTGATCCGGCCTCGATAAGGTCGGGATTAATATAAGCTCTAATGCTCTCTGATACAGTATGGGATTTGTCTGACTCCCCAATAGCATCGACATAAGTAATAGCCACATCATATATACCAGGCTTGCCTACATATGTATAACTACCATTATTATGATATATCTTAGGCTCACTATTAATGTAGATATACATACCATGACAAGTATCAGGGATAGTAGTGCGTATGGTTAAGGAGTTAATATTGGCAATTAGCTCTGGTGGCTTAGGTTGAGGCGGCTTAGATAAGTTATAAGTAACGCTGCCCGGCACACTATATATTTTATTTGCGCCGTAAGCATAGACATAGATAGTACCACTACGTTTGGTTAGATTAATAACCAAAGAATTGGATGTTGTACGGCCTAAAAAATTAGCCCCGACCACTCCGGGGTTAGCGTCTAATCTTACCTCATAGTATCTTACATCGGCGTTGCTAACAAAATCCCACTTAACTACGATATCAGTGCCAAACTTAACACTTACACTCTCTGGGGCATTAGGTGTTACGGCCTTGGTCTGAACTGTTATACTAGTCTGACGAGCACTGTCCGGATCCTCATAAGCTCCGTAGATATCCTCTACGCATACTGCTATTGTATAAGTCTCACCTACCATAGCATTAGGTATGGTCGCGCTATTAACGCCACTATCGGCATAAGTCCAATCCTTATCACCCTTGACCTTGTACCAGATTTGGCATCTTGCATATGTCGCTAGATCAGGGGGAGTCCAAGTTACTTGTATACTGTAACTTACAGCATCCTCTGATTGGTAATAACGAGTGTAAGCGACAATATCTGATGCTGATGGGATAGCGTAATTCTTAACGGTATAGGTGTAATAATCAACATCGGCCTCATTTTGAGGGTTAGCGGCGAAAACATTGACCGACGGAAATTTAAAAAATAATTGGCGGCCAATATCTGTTTTTGTCAGCTCAATTGTATATAAAGCCCCATCGCAACTAACAACAGTGCTGCCACTCCTATGATTGACTATATTAGTATTATACTGACCTCTAATTAAACCAGAAAATGTCCAAGTACCGTTGGAATTTTTGCGAGCCGTTGTATAAGACAAGCACTCACCGTCAATCCACATCATACTGTTGGCATTAACTGCATCAAGTTGGGTAACATTGTCAAAATCTCCGTTAATAATAGCCGTAAAACTATCAGCATTACTGCCCATGTCAGCAGCCAGAGTACCGTAACTACTAGACATACGATATTGACCTAATGATTGATAATTAGCGTCTTGGTTAGCCACCAAAATATTACATCCGCCCCAAGTATTATCTGTACCTCGTAGTGCTATCCATATCTCATTACCTGATAATGTAGCAGCGCTTGGCGGCTGGAAAATTATAGGTCTATCTGTGTTAGATGGCTCTATATTATAATCCACATAATTATAATTGGATCCACTAACATCTATGATACCGGCATTATAATTGCCATCGATATATTGTAAGCACTCGATGGTTATGCTGCCATCTTTAGCTTCCGTTACCGTATCAACCATTGCAATCTGTTTGGATAAGCCAATAATGGGATCGGTTAAGGTAATTAAGTCGCCCGGCTCTAATATACAATAAGCCCAATCCAGTTTGATCGTGTATTTATTACGCTCTCTTTCATTTTTTCTTGCCAGCATCTGACATACTTTTACGGCCCTTGCTTTGGTGTAAAAATATAGAGCGTTTTGGGTGCTCATCTGCCTTAAGCCAGTTTTAGATATATCGTTGGATAGTTCATAAGAGACGGTTTCGTTTTCATAGCTATTTTCGCGATTGCAAAACTCCACGGTAAAACGATTATAAACCTCTGATGAGTCCTTACGGCTAAAGGCTACACAAGCTCCGTCTGATTGTAATAGCATATCATCAGGCCCTAAATCATATACTACAGTATTATCGGGCCGCCAATCATTTATTTGTCTGTTATCCTTAACTCGGATTTTGAATTTATTATTTGACCAAAAAAAGTAAGCATCTGTCAATGTACAGATATCTTTGATTATTTCTTGGGCCTTTTTTTGTGATGTTTCCCCTAATGGAGAACTAATTAGCAGATCATTAGCTTTACAGTAGCGTCTAAAAATACCGATACCAGATATAATAGTTTCTTCCGGATCAACTCCGTTATAAATCCCTAATTTAGTCAAAATATAAAGTATAACGTCGGCCGGATTTGCGTCTATGCCATCTCCGGTAGATAATAATGCTCCCTTAACCTCGATGCCATAAGACGGTACTGAGGCGCTATTTTCGCCTAAATAAGTACCACTAGCATTGCCTCCAGACGGAGAGTGCAAATAAGCAAGATGCTGATAATCTACGGCTTTATCTGGATGCTTAGTAGACATATAATTGCTGACGCCGCCATCTTTTTTGAGCTCCAACGGAAAACCTGTACCACCAGATCCGTTAGCAGCTCCCAGAGACTGATACATCGTATCTCCTACCCAGATCTTACCGATGTCGGTAATAGTCTCACCCAAGGCTAACTCCAAATATACATAATATCTATAATTAATGGTAGTTGATTTGCTTTTACCGGATTTTACGGTCTTACGAATCTCACGAGCATAAAAATCTTGCCAGTTAATTACGTTGGGCGAGATACGAGTTGTACCAAAAATATCCATAACAGGAGTACCGTAATCGCAAGTTGTCGCCTGGAAATTACTAATTCTGTCGGCCCTAGTAGTGACATGAGTTTTTAAAAATCCCATTAAGCATTGCCTCCATTAAATCTATATATTTTACGCAGCCTTGAGCGGCCCTTTTTATCATATAAGTGATAATCCGTATCCATATCTGCCTCGTACACACCCATATCTGGGATACTATGGATTATCTTGTTATTACCGATGTAGACGGCACAATGACTGATTTGGCGGCCAATTTGGTATAATAAAAAATCGCCAACCTCTAAGTCATCTTGCTGTACCTCAGTACACCATTGCTCAAAAAACGGTAACATAATATTAGGGCCGCTCGTTAGATACCAGTCACTAGTATAACTATCATCTACCCCGGCAAATCCTATAGGCATCAGACCTGACTCCTCTATGCAAGCCTCAGGTAATCTGGCACAATCTATACCTACGCCTCTTACTTTATGAGCATTGATGTGTGGCGTACCGAGCCATGTTTTAGCGGCCGCCGCTATTTTTTTGCCATTATTTTTATTAGTTTTCTTCATTATATTTATTACACCATTATTAAGATATTGTTGGACGGTTTTAACGGAATCGCACAGGTAGTCTTATCGGTAGACGAGCTGATAATAGTACCATTGCCGCCCTCTTTGTAGGCTAAACCGGATGCAAAAATCCTGACAGGATATAATTGTGCTAATCCAGATGTTATAGATTTAACCTCTAGCTTACAAGAGAGGCCGCCAACATTATTTATCTCGGTTTTTCCCTGAAATAAATCAATGATTCCGACCAAACTCTTATTGTCCGGGTCAAAATAAGCTCGTCTAAGTGTGACTATTGACTCATCTAATACTCCGTCATGGGCAGCCTTTAGAATATTAACGCCCTCAATAACATCATTGTGGTTGCTATCGGTATAAATCGTTATATTAAGACTGTCGACTGTTGGCTCGCCAATTATTTTAGTCTGCTCTCTCATAGCCAAAAACAAGTCATGTCTATATACTTTTTTACCGTAAGTTACGTCAACATCAAAATCGGCTATATAATATTCCGCGCCATTTTTTAGCTTAAATTCAAAAAGATCGCAGCATAAAAAATTTTTCTCGTTCGAGAGATAAGTTATGAGTTCTTTGCTACATTCCTTCATTTTATATATAATTACCTCCGTTTATTGTTATAATCCTATAAAATAATAAAGAGTAGGCGGTTTTACCCACCTACTCTTATAAATTATCGCACTACACAAAGGTATAGTGCTACATTGTTACTGTTAATAAAATTACGATTGATAGTATAAGTACTGTCTTTGCACCTACATTTAAAGTAATAATCGTAGTCGGCCGTTATAATATCCTTATCTGTTACGGATTTTACTGTAATTTTACCGTCTGTAACAGTAAAATCAGTAATGGCGGCCCCATTTTTGTAGACCGTTACATTGTCTACTCGGAGCGCCGGCTCCACAAATCCGCCAATGTTAATGACACATTGGTAGCTGCCATCACTATTTTTTGCCAAGATTTGGTTGGTTTCTCTGTATCTTTGGTAGTCTTTGTACCAAAAATAACAGTTTGAGCACTGATTTAAAAAACCTTGTAATTGATCGGCCTCTTTGTCCGTAAGACTATTATATTGCAAGTATATTACCCATAATGGGTACATCTGTGTAGTCATAGTCCTTACTCTACCACTAGCAGCCGTCTGGACATTTTTAGTCCATTGAGCTTGCCAGTTATTATTCCATGACTCTCTGCCACGGAGAAAACTTGGATAATCTTTTATTTTAGCCATTAAAATACCCCCACATTACTAGCAAAATTACGGTTATCGCTATATATTGCCTGTTTAATTTTATCTAAGCCACCTCTACGGAGAAAGTCTTCAAAAGATGAGGAATCAATAGCATTAACATTAAGAGAAACAGAGTTATTATGGCTAACGGGCGCGGCATTATTATTATCTCCCACTAATCCGCCATCGGCAAAATGAGGTATGTAACCACGATTAAGAGCGTCCAAATTAGACAATCCTATAGCATCTACCGCTCTAGCATTAATTACATACTCACCATTGGACAACATTGTCGGGATACTATCGCTACGGCTAGAGCCGGGACCTACAATTAAGCCGCCATCTTTTTTACCGTCGATGCCCAGGACTGCCTTACTAGCACCCTTAGATGCTGCGTGTGGGTTAGATCCACAAGCCAGTAATATTGCATAGACACCTAACCATTGTGCCATGATTTGGACAGCATTACTGATTAGACCGGACGCAAAATCCTTAAGAGCCTCACTAGCACTTTTTGCACCGGTAATCCAAGCACTAAACATAGCGCCAACATCCTTGCCCACGCTAACCTTATAATCCTCGACATAATCATGTAGCTTACGTACTGCATTGGCGTGCTCTGTAGTAGCCGTCATAGCTTGGTTATTGGCATCAACCTCGTTGGCTGTAGCAGTAATCAGAGCTTGGGATACTACATTATACATATCAGATATTGCTTGGCCTCTTGCCTGGATCTCCTCTACACCTAGACCTAACATCTGTCCAATAGACATAATAGTAGTTGCATCACCATTAGCATTGGCAGTTGCAAGAGTCTGGGCTTGGTTAGAGTAATTACTTAGAGTTGTGGATTGGGCTTGATTATAAGCAGCCTCCCCAGACTTTAAAATATCTCCGGCCCGGCCATCCTCTTTATATGTACGCTCTTTGCCTAAGTCCTCAATTTTTTTATTGAGGTCTTCATCCATCTGATTAACGGCCGCCTTAATTTTAATCTCGATAACATCATTTTTATGATTACTAATCAGGTCTTTGATTTTCTGGTCGGCTAATTTTATCTCTTTTTCGAGGATTTCCCTAGCTTTTTCGTCTGTTGACTTAGATAATTCCAGGCGTTTATTAGCTAATTCTTGTTCGGCAGCCAGTTTTGTCTGATTATAAGCGTTGGTATTTTTTAATATTTCTTCCTCGGCCTTAAGATTATTGAGGATTTTTTTCTTATTGTAGGCAGCATCTTTAGCACCCAACTGTTCCAAGAGACTTACAACTTTCTCGGCATAGCTTATTTCTGCCGCTTTACGAGCTTCGGCCAATTTATTTTCCTGTTCCAGACGATAGCGAGCGGCTTCTTGTGTAGCTGCAGCCATCTTTGCGGCATAATCATCTTGACTCATGCCTTGGGGAGATGTATCTGTTGTAGTACCACCAGGAGTAGTACCAAATTGTGCCATCTCTGCTGCTTTTTTTGCAGCATCAATCCTGGCGTCGATGGTCTTGCCATAATCCTCCATCATCTGAGCAGCCTCTTTATTTGCTGCATCGATGGCCTCATCCATTTCTTCCTGACGTTTTGCCTTGGCTAACATATCCTGGATTACTGGATCATTACGGTCTACACCCTCAGTATCAATTCTGTCTTCGAGCATCGTGTAGTATTTTTTCTTTTTTGCCTGATTGTAAACCTTGGCTAATCCGTAGACAGTTGCTGCAACCAGAGCTGTCACGGCTATAGTAGCAGCAATGACGGGATTTGTGAAACAGGTGATGAGAGCGGTTTTTGCGGCTGCGAGTCTCACGGCACAAAAATCCTTGATTGCGATACCACAATTAACTACAGCACTGCCCATATTAGCGACGGCTGCAGCAGTATCCATGGTTACAGTTTTGACCGCACCAGTTATGCCACCAGCCTCTTTCATCCGTTTGCCATAATTTTTGATTGCGTTACCGGCATCATTAGCTATATTACGGGTACTGCCAGCATTGCGGATCCATCCATTTTGGGACTCATAGAATCTCTTGGTGCCTTTGGTGGCCTCCGATGTGGACTTGTTATAATTACCATAAGCAGCTCCGGCAACACTTAATGAGTCACTCAAGGCATTAGCAGCTACCTGTCCTTGGCTCATTAGCTTTACGGTTTTGTCTCCGGCAGCCTTTTGTGCGGCCATAGATTGGGCCACCTTATCGTATTTTGCGAGATTTACGTCAATTAATGCATTTAGCGTCTCAAGGCCTTTCGCGCTCATGGAGTCAGACACTATTAATGTGTTACGGGCGCGGCCAAGATTGGTACTGGATTGTGCTAATTTATCTGTTGCAGCTGCAGCCTTAGTTGTAGCCTCAGTTGTCTTAGATGTAGATGTACCAAGTAATTGGGTATCACCGTTAAGTTTTGCCAACTGCTCTCTTAATGATTGACGGGTTATTAACTCATCTTGGAGATCTTTTTTGGCATTCGATGTCTTACCAGCAACGGTAGAGGTAGCCGGGATTAATTGTCTGGCCGCGTCCAGATCATTATTGGCTTTTGCGTCTGCAAGGGCTTGTTTTGCTTGCTCAAATGCCTCAAGGTTAGTACGATAGGCCTTGATTTTCTCCTTAATTCTTTTGTTAGATGCCTCAATTGCGGCCCCTAAAGTTAATTTTTTTGCTGCCTTGCCACTAGCTACATCATCTACTATGTCTTTGACTGCGATAAGAGATGTACCTACGCTGTCGACGGATTTGCTGATTTTATCGAGACCCTTGAGCTGCTTAAATGTGGCAAATCCAGCAATCAGAGCTGATAAGCTAGATGTAGCGGCGTCAAAACTACCGTCATGGCCAGTCATCTCATCAAATGCCTCTGAGATTCCAGATGATCCAGACTTGATTTTTTGGATCATTTTCAGAAATTTGTCCGTAAATTCCGCTAAACTTTGGATTAGTTTTTTCAGTCCCAAATTACGGACTAATGACTCACCAATCTCACGGCCAATTTCTTTAACGTTGCCTAATAAATCACCAGCGGCATCTCTGGTATTATCCTTAGCCTTGTTCATAGCGCCAGCATATTGCTGTTCCATGTGCTTCGTGATAATATCAAATGCCTGGCGGCCGTCTATTCCACCTTTTTGGATTTTGTCAAAGATGGTATCAACGTCTGTACCCATTGCTTTTGCTAGGGCTTCTTTCACGCCTCCTATGCCAGATTCCTGCAATTGCTCCAGGTCTTCGTTGGTCATGATTGCATTCTGGCGCAATTTATTGAGGGTGTCCATAATCTGGTCTGCAGTGCCTGGATCTCCACCTAAGGCTGCAGTTGCATCAGCTATAATCTGGATATATTTTGCTGCACCATTGGCATTATAACCCATATTGATGAGCATTTTGGACCATCTCATAACGGACGCCTCGTCAAAATTGGTGTTGCGATACGCCTCATTTAAGGTCCTGTATGCATCAGTTGCATATTCCACTGATCCAGTCATAGCAGCTAGGATTGATATCTGTTGCTGCATATCCTGGCCCATAGATGTTAATGCTCCGGCTACAGCCGTAATGCCGATACCCTTGAGGCTTGCCCCTAGAGATGACGCTACGGCATCCATTGCACTTAAGTTATGGGTTGTCTGAGGGATTTTTGATCTAAAATTATTGGCGGCCGAGGCATTTTTGCTAAAATAACTGGATAATAATCTTAATTCCTTCTGAGCCTGTATTAGGCTGCCCTTAAGATTTTTATATTCACGAGTTATATCTTTAAGCCTTTTAGCCTCTTCGTCGGTAAGATCCATACCGCTTTTTACCTTTTGGCGCAAGGCTTCGTATTCTTTTTCGAGTTCTTTGAGCTGGTCAACCTTTTTATCAAATTGTGATTTGGACGCATCAAATGAGCGCTTCTGTTTTTCTGTTAATTCATCGTAAGCATCAGCAATTTCGTCTATGTGAGTCTGGCCAGCTTTGGAAAAAAACTCGACAGACTCCGCAGCCTTATCAATCTGTCTGACAAAGCCATCGACATCAGCCGTTACAATTAATTTAGTTTCAGCCATATTGACCTCCTTTTAATCTATTTTATTTTTGAGTGCTTCACTTATATTGTTTACTAGTTCCGGGATTTGCTCTTCTATGGATTTTTTAAGAGCTTGAGAGCCTTTTATACCTTTAACTCTAATTTCCTGGACTTTATTGCCTCTATGAGTAGTAATAGTATGGGCTTTGGTGCCAACTTCGAGAAATCTAGCCACAAAATGTTCGTGGCCGACCTCGGTGTGGAAGCCTTCTTTAGTGGGTTGAGTTGCATTAAAAGCAGTTAATCCTTTATATCTTGTCCTCTTAAAGCCATTACCGTAGCTAATTTTGGAGCGGTAGACCATTTCCGTCTTTGCGCCCCAGTCTGTTGCTACATCTGTAGCTATATTTTTGGCTTCGCTGCCTAACCTTAGCAATTTGCTTGTATAATTTTCAATTTGGCTAAGATCAACGGAAAAGCCATTTTTTCTAATTCTATATTTAGTCATAGTTACATATCACCTATAAAATAATAAAAAACCCTCCCGATGTCAGCTATTATAACTAACATCAGGAGGGATATATATATTTAATCATTATTCTTCTTCAGCTAAGTATTTAATGTCTTCTAATGACAGGTCATCTAAATTATCCTTATGATCTGGTCTGTTTTTAATAAAATCCTCGTATTTAGGAGGTTTTTTGCATTGGGTTTGGTAAACGGGGAGAGCTGAGTACAAGATATATAAGTCTTGTTGATCATAAAATCTTTGCCGCCAACCATCTGCCATGGCGTTAATTTCACAGATGCACATATCCTCTATCTGATTAGTAGTCAGATTAAGGCGACCGTAACATAGAGGCAATAAATCTATAATTAACTCAGTTACTGAGTTATATATTTTAGTGGGAGCGTTATTTTCGCCCTCATTTATTACTTTTTTTTATTGTTTTTAGCATCTACACGGCCAATAGCACCAGATTTGGTTAGGGTTTCGATGATTAGAGCCTGGAGTTCGCCAAAATTTAATTCTTCGAAAAGACCATACATGATATCCTCTACTTGAGTATCAGATAATTTTTGGCCGCCACCTTGTAGTCCATATTTCAGGAAGGTGAAGGTATCGCCAAAATCAAAGGGGATAGCTGCAAGAGTATCCAGGATTGATTTACGCTCTAACTGTTTTTCCATTAAAATGATGGTTCTAATGGTGTACTGCAGCTTATATTCCTTGCCATCTACGGTAATCATAGTATAACGATCCATAGTATTTTCCATTTTATTCTTTGTTAACCTCTCTTTATATATTTATAATTGCCTATTAAATTTTTAATTGTGGCTGCCTATACGATAGGTCAACCCGCAGTAAGGTTTTATGCCTTGTCCTACATATATTGATGCAGATACGCAATTACCAAGATCATAATTTATGCCGCCCATCACTTTTTTATCGCTATTTATAGCTGTAGTCAGACTAAATTTAGACCTTTTATGCTCGTTAGTTCTTATATCAATACTAGATGTTATGCCTTGGTTGATGATTAATTTACCATCTTTTGTCTGGTATTGTTCAGTCTGGTCTTTTAAGTTCAAAAAATAAGAGGGGCCGCCGTTAACTTTTACCTTTAATTTTGGCTTCTCGTTATTTACTTCCACGTCGGCATCGTTTTTATCTATCTTGGGTACGTAGCTTATTTCTTTGGTTATTTCTGTCTTATTTGTCTGTTGGGCGATTTTTTTAGTAGTACTATCCTGTACCACTAATTTTTCCCCATTGGTGTCGACAGTCACATTATTTATATCAATATATCTGTCTGTCTTATTGTTATTTTTAAGGGTATTATAACCATATATAGATAAGCCAACTGCTGCTATAATCAGGGCTATAACTATATATTTTATTTTATCCATAGTCATAATGATAATAAAATAGGGCGGTCGGGCCGCCCTTATTATATTTTTAAGTTATTTTTGCAAATTAAGCTGCAATAGTAGTAGCGTCAAATGCCTCTTTTTTAGCCAGAGGGCCAACGCCACCGATTTCCATGGATTTGGTCATAACATCATCATAAGATGCTTCATAAGAGTAGGATGATACGGTACCCCAACCAGTATAGTATTCTTTGGTCTGGGAGTTCACGAACGCGAATTGTAATGCCGGACGTTGGTTTTGCAAGTCCTCATCAAGTACCCAAGCCTCAATAATAGCATCGCCTGCATTGTTAGTTTTGACAACGACGGTCGGAGAAGATGACCAAGATCTGGTGCCAGGGATTGATTCGCCCCAGCCGCCGTTATCTTTGCTAGATGCATCAATAGCATCAGCAGAGATTTCCAAGCCAGTATCTCTCAGACCACCAATCAGGTTCCATTTGCTCTCATATGCAACATAAAGTAAAAATTTCTTACCGGCAATCGCAGATGAGCCGGTATATTGCGGATAATTCTCGGCAGTATAAGCCATATTATATTAATCCTCCGTTAATTGTGATAAATAATAATTTAGTGTAATGTAACCATTTTGCCAAGTTATGGCACCATCAGTAATGGCAGAGCCGATAACTGATTGGCCCAACTCCATACGGACAACGCTATAACCACGACCTGACAGGTTAATATCAAATATATCAAGATAAGCAGTAGCGACCTCACCGATTTTGGTAATCATTTCTGCAATTGGCTTACGACCTTTATAATTAGTAATTAGCTCAATTCTGACTGTCATTTTCCAAACTATCGTGTCGGTTTTTGCAGATGTAGGAGTACCAGATACATCGGTAAGGATACCGTACATTACTTTATCGCACTGCTTAAGGGATTTATTAATCTCTTCTAATGATAACGCCGAGTCATAGATGCTAAAATCCATTTCGTCGGCATTAGTGAGTAATTTGTATAGCTCACTTTGAAAAACATAAAATGGGGTCGTAAATTTCATTAGATAACTCCGCCCCCATTTATTTTAGTCGCCTCAAACTCCATATAATAAGGCGGCTCATCGTCTAATTTGGTGATATGATTGATCAAATATACGGCCCCGTCGTGTTTTATGCGCCAATCACTATCAATAGGATAGACACTTAAGATATCATTAGTCACAAAATATACAGTGTCAACGGTAACGTAGTCACCTATAACCTGTTTATATGTTGTGGTTTTATCTCTTTTTAAGGCTTTTAACACGATTGCTTCTTTATAATCTCTGTCTTTAAGACCGCCAAGCTCGTCACGTTCTTGTTTTGACGGTCTAAGCAGAGTTAAAATTGCTCTAAATGAGCCGGGGTTAATTTTTCTTGCCATTACATATCACCTTTATATTTAATTTTATTCAGTTAATTCTTACGCAGTCTTAGTAATTTTGACAAATGCAGACGGGCAAACGTTCATCTCAACAGCACGTTTTACCGCACGAACGTTCACGCTATAGGTTTTAAAGCCAGAGGACAGATCGGAGCTGATTTCAAAACCTTTGCGAGAGATATCCATGATTTGTTTAAGATCGCCGACAAAAACGGTACCGGTAGTGTTGTAGGAGTTATCGATTTTAATAACTTCTCTTCCGTCAATCTGGTATTTGCCAGGTTCAGTCACAACAGGCTGTACATAATATCTGCCTTGCTTATCTTTCAGGTTAACCATTGCTGCAAAATCTGTCTGAGACATTACGATCTTAGCATTAGTAGCATAAACGCCAGCTAATTTTTCGTTAAGAGCGGACTTAATTGCGTCGATAAGAGCTACGCCAGTAAAATCTACATTTTCGATGGTGTTAGTTGCTTTGCCAAGCTCAGTGATAACTTCTTTATTGGTGGATTTAATGCGAGCGCCTTCAAAAACTTCTGCTACAAGTGCGACCACATCTTCGTCGGAATCTTCCAGGAGATCAAGACCTACCGGGATAATAGCGCCTTTGTTGGCTAATGTGTAGGGTTGTTGGCCAAAAACTGCAGATTTTTTAGCGATTTCGGTTTCGTTGTCAACCGCAAAGTCAGCCAACTCAATGTCTTGGGACAGATCTACGGTCGGTACTTTGCCAGTCGGCTTGGTGACGGGGACTTGGCGGCAATATGCAGACAGATCAACGCCATATTCGCCTTGGCGTTCGATGGGGAGAAATTCTTCAGACACGAGATAAGCGCCAGCTGCAGCGGTACCGGATGCATAATATTGGCCAGCTGCGTCTACGATTTTGGGCATATAAGCTTTATCTTCTTCAGCTACCGGGCGGCCAGACAGTAAGTTTTTAATAACTCTGTTTACAATTTTCTTCTTTTCCATTGGGAGCTCCTTATTGTTGTTAATATTAATATTTTTTTGTTTATTTTCTGATTCCAGGGCATTTTTGTAGTCAATTAACAGATTATCCAATACTTTGGCTTGCTCTGTCATATCTACATTACTGTTAATACCATCTTGGATCTTGCCCTTGAGATCCATGATCGCGTTTTTTAATTCCAATGATTTTAGCATTTTTATAATTATTTATCCTCACATAATAATAAAAAACGGTTAATTTTGTGCCTTGGCAGTGTGGTCGGGGGCTATTTTTTCCTCTTTGCTGCCTATTGAGTCACCGTTATCTGCCACCGTAAACGCTCCATTGCGATATAACAGATCACCACTATTAATATTGTCGATATATTTGGGATATCCCATTTCTCCTCTAATTTCATTAACAGTTAAAATTCCGGCCGCAACCAGTTTAGCAAAATTATCTGTACGCTCATTAGCAGAGAGGTAGCCAAAGCCAAATAAGTCGTCATCGTCAAATCTATAACCATCGTTAATTTGTTTAGTTGTCAGCAATTTGGCCGTTAACTCATTACAATATTGCTTTATAATTGGCTTTAAGGTAGTACTATAAAATGCTGATGCCTGAGCTGAGGTCATAGCACTGGTTCCGGCATTATTTTCTTCGTTCAATAAAAATAACGGGATGCCAAGGTAACCAGCTATTTTTCTAACGCCACGATCGCGTAAATTAAGATAAGACGGATCGATATTAGTCGGGCCGAGGATTTTAGCTTCGATGTTATTAGGTATCGCAAGCATTCTGCTGCCCTGAGATTGTAGTACCTCTTTAACCTGATTTAGTAATGCTTTTCTTTTTTCTACGGATAAATCAGATACATATGATAAGACCATCACACCGCTATAACCGTTATTGTAAATTTCTTGGAGATATGAGGCAGCCAAGTCATTCTCTTGGATAATGCTAGACAGGACACTAGCAGTAGGTACACCCATAATTCCGTTAACTGTATTAGCTTTTAGATGTAGGATTTCATCTGGTAGCATGGTAAAAACGTCGCCGCGCTCCGGATCTCTATATTCATAGATAATCTTAGCCTCAGTTACCTCTTGAGTGTTATTAATGTAGACAGTCATATATAACGGGTTAAGAGGGATTAACTGTTCTAAGTTACCGGCCTTATTGTGTTTGATGTAAGCGTAGGCATTACCATGGATGACACGATCTCTCTCCATTTTGTACCAAAATTCGCTAGAGTTTTGCCAGTCGTTTGGCTTAACCTCAAGACAAGTATAATATGGATTTTTAAGGATTTTATCGTTATTTTTGTAAAATCCAAAATCTACGGCACTAATAGAGTCAGCTAGGATTTTAGCGCAAGCCTCTATAGTTACGTCTTGATTGCGGCATACAAAACCTCTAGTGGCCACTTGAGTATAATAGCCGGGATTATCTATCTTATTCTGGGTAGTAGCCGTATTGACGGCCGACCGGATAAGATTTTTTATTTTATCTGTAATTTTCATTATAATTTATTAAGCTCCTATTATTTTAAAGTGTGGGGCCATTGGTATTTGACCCCACTATATAAAGGGAGGCAACAACAGGATAACAATGGCGATTATCCTGCTATATAATAATACATTACCCTTATTTTTATGCTAAATCCTTACATTTAGCCAATATTTCTTTGGCTAAGAGGTTTTCGACTTGGGTAATTTTAGGTTCAGGCTCCTGATCCGGTTCTTTGGGAGTGTTATCTTCCTTTAACTGAGCGACCAAAGTTAATAATTCCTGGGGCGCCTTTTTTAGCATTTTATCTCCGATTTGGATAACCTTTGTGTTAATATCCATGGCATTATCCAAAATAACGTCATTAAAATTATCAAGGATAGCTGCACATCCAAACCATGTCTCGGGAGCCTTAAACCAATCATCTACAACTGACTCATCTTTTGCCTTGGATTTTACGACATTAATAATGTTGTCTGCAGCTTGCTCCAACAAGGATGCAGTAGACAATAACTCCTCGGCCGTACCGGCAATCTCTACCCAGGGGCGATGTACCATCAAAAATGTATCCTTATTAATCTTAATAGTAGGGCAAGATAATGCAATAACAGATGCAATACTTGCCACAACCACTCCACACTCAGCAATTACAGGAGTCTTAGAGTTATTAATAGCTTTTACGGCTCTTAATCCTGCAAATACATCACCACCAGGACTGTCTATATAGATGGTGATAGACTCTTCTCCTTGTTTAGCATCAATGTAGCTGCACATCTCCTGGACAATGTAGTCGTTGATAATGCCGGTCAAAAAAAAATTATCCATTTTATTCCTTATTTTCTCCTTTGTCATCATAAGTATAAGTCTGTAACTGAGTCATTAACGCCTTGACGAGAAAACTTGGCGTGCTACTACCGGTCGAGTATTGATTTCTTTGCTGATACAGCTCGGCAGTGTACATGATTGCGTATAAGTCCGCCAAGGTTTCAAATTCCTCATTTTCCTCATACAATTTATCAAAATTATCTATCGCGCCCCTTAAATAAGCATAAGAGGCCAAAATAAAACTCTGTATCGCCATATCGTCTATGGTTACAGAGGCTGGCACATAGATATAATCTTTAGCATCGTTTATTGTAATCATATTTTAAACCTCATTATATATTAAATTAAGTATTGTATAGATCCGCCCACTCATCTAATATTACTGTGTCGTCAGACCAGGTATCCTTATCCTTATCTATGATGGGGGCTATAATTGCGTCAATAGTGGCATCGACAGGGTCAATACGATAATTATAGTTGGCCGCACCGGGTTTACAGATTTCTAAGTATCCGTCTTCCGTAGCTGATACAACGGAGTTAATAATTGCCTTATATAGGATATCGCTTGACGACCTACTGATGGCAAATGTCTCATCCAATACATAAGATGCAAAAAGTTCGATGTATGGAGACAACTGTTTACGGTGCTGAGACTGTAAGATAAGACAGTCCGTTATCTCGTCTAGATTACTCTGGATACTAGCCACTCCATATGGATCGCAAGCAATAACTTTGTAGATCAGAGAGTTATCCTGTCTTAATTTGTCCAGATAAGCTAGTATCTCACCATAATCAGTCCTTTTGCCCTTGGCGCCTGTTGTCAGGATTAATTCTGTCCCGACATATTTATCGTAAGGCATTTTATCGGATTGGATATGTCTCTGGAGAGTGTCGCTGGGCATAAAATTGACAACGTTGATATACAGACGCTTGAGATAATCGTCATTGCTATCGGGGGGCAGCAGCTCTCTATTTTTGCTTACTTTAATCCAAGTCACAAAAGCTATTGAGTTAAGATCGATGGTTTGCGCTAAGTCGACGCCTAAGTACCAATTTTTATAATGCTGCATTACGTCGCTAAAGCTAAAATCGTAAAAACAATTATCCAGAGCATTGATATCACAGAGTAATGTATCAGCTTGGGCGCACCAATGGTTGCACTGCTTAGTCAAAAAAGATGTTAATGTGCGGCCCCCCATAGTTATAGCATTTTGATATTTGGCGGCGTATTGGCTAATTTTATCCTCTCTCAATCGACAATCGGGCGTAAAAAATAGTAATGGATTAGCCTTGGCCCAAGTCATAGGATCACTATAGTCATCGTCATCATCAGGCTCACAAATATAGACAAATAGGCCATCTGGTGTTTTATGCTCTGCTAATTGCTGCTTAATTGTCTTATAACGCTTATGACACCAGCCGCCGATGTTAAAACCAGCAGTACTTATGCCAATTAGTTGGGATTGGGGTAAGTTAGCTTGGCCGTCGTAAATCAGATTGTACAGTTGTCCATCCTGTAATGCTATCTCGTCGGCTACTGCATAGCCAGACTGGTAGCCATCGGCGTCGGTAGCGCCGCTGAAAACCTCTAGGTAATTATCCGTGCCTTTAGACGTTGCATTGCCGTTAATCTTGCTATAAGTATATAGGTCATCCAAATCACTATCGGCATCACAAAATTGCAAAAATTGCCTAAAAACAATCATAGCGCTATCTTTTTTGACGGAAAAACAGATGGCGCGCTCGCTACGGAAGCTGCTACAAGTCATAAAATAATGTAGCAATACCGATGATAGTGCTGATTTACCATTTCTACGAGCCACACTAATATAAGATTCCCTATAACGGAGTAATCCAGTCTCTTTATGCACCCAACCATACAGGTTCAAAATAACAAACTTTTGCCAAGAATATAATTTTAGGGCCACTCGTCCGCCCTTAGCATCAAACTGTTGTAATAGGGAGCAAAATTTAAGGACTCTCTTAACCTCACTGGTGTTAAATTTATAAGGATAATCGGGCGACTTGCTCTTAGCCAGGTCGTCAAAAAATCTGTTATAACACTGTAACTCTGTCTGCCCGACCGCACCCATATCCATACGGATCTGCAATTGGTGGTCATAGCCACCGGTCAGGTCCGAGATTGTCTTAGGTAGTTTTTTTATCTTTGTTGTTGCCATTGCGTAATCTATTAAATGCCTCCCTACCTTTATTTATTGTTGCGATTGCTTCGTCTTTGCGGCCGCTATCATATAATTTGTGGATTTGGCTATGCGAGAAATCAGAAACTGGGACCAGATTATTAATATCTAGTCCCAGTGATGGATTATCTTTATATGGTGTTATATGGTGTACGGTTAATTTATTGCATGGGGTTATCTTACCGGTAACCCCTAATGCATATATGTCTATACCACAATAGTAGTTAATGATATAATCTCGGACCATTTTCCAATCCTTACTCTGATAAAATTTAATTAAATCCTTATCGGCCCGATTTTTATTATAAATTTTGCTACATTTAGGACACCGTTTGCCTGTCTCGTACAATATATGGTGTTTTGCACATCTTGAGTAACTCATTTTAACAATAATTCGGCAAATTTATTTGTGGATTTGGTCACGATTTTCTCATCCAATTTTAAGAGCTTGCTGTAAGCTATAAGCACTTTTTGCAGCTTACTTATATTGTCTATAATCTCTGGCAGCTCTCCTTCGTCGGCTTCATCCAGTTCAAAAGAGAGGAGTTGGATTTTGTCCTGGACCGCCACGTATTGTGCAAGTATCGGGAGAGTTACCTCATTGATTGCCGTAAATTTATCTCTTAGCCCCCAAATTCTTGCAAGTTCTTCTTGGGCGGCCTCGTTAAGCTGGCCGCCAAATTTATCTAAGATTTCCTTGTCAGATTTTAGTAATTTAGCCATATATTTTTTCTGTCCTCGTAAAATAATACATTAATAGTATTTTAATTTGTTTAAGGTCAGAGCCCCTCTTAATAATTTAAGCATCTGTCCAGGATCACAATCTATGTCTTCCAAATCAGACAATAATATACGTGTCTGATCCATCCAACGTAAAAATGATTCTTTGAGATGCTCATCTTTCATGACTCTAATCTTTAATTCTTCAATTTCCATTATATTTCCTCATTAATAGCTCCGTCTTGGAGCCTACAGGTATTTCCTTTTTTATTGTTATAGCTGCCAAAGATATGGTGCCGCGCACTGTCCAATACAAAAATCCCCCTAATGGGACGTTTTTGCTCTTATCATATTTGGGCAATTGGTCTATACATCTTATCATGGCTGTAGTCAGTATATCGTCTATGCAGTATTTGGTTCCGATTTGTCTATACAGGATAGCCTTGCAAAAATTTCTCAAATCGAGCCAACCTTGATCAGTAATTCTCACGGCTCCATCCTCGTCATAATAGTTATTTGGGTTTAATTTCATTGTCCTTTGTATGTGTACTTATGTTTTCTTATATTGTATATATATAAATGATAAAAAACACTAATCTAAGAGGGCGGGCGTTTTTTGCCCCAGGGTGGGCTCCAAAATCAAACCCACCCCTTGTATTTAATCCTTATTAGTAATCCTTATCAATATATTCTCACTCACACTTTATAATTGTCAGATAATTATCAATTATCTATTTATTATTATATATCATTAGTAGTTATATGTCAACTATACGTTTGTTGTTATAGCTATCTGTTTGTTTTAATAGTTAGCTGGCGACATCTATACGCCAACGGTATCCTTTATTAGTTAATGTTTTTTGCGTCCTGATACTATAGACACTGTCTCCTGTTGCCAGACTGGCATCTGAGATGGTCGGGAAAGTCATGATTATATTATCATTAGTTATATCTATCTTATAAGTAGTTATCGCTCCTGATGGTGATTTTAATCCGGTCTGATAGGCTCTATGAGTATTTTCCGAGGGTGTTACCCACTCTAAATTAGCAATACAATTGTTGAGCTTATTACCATCAACATGGTCTATCTGGTAATGAGGTGCTGGCTTATGGTCGCCAAATACCTCCATAACTAGATGGTGTATATATTTGGTGACCTTGCCACGGTCATTAAAGGAGTAGATTACGTAACCTCTGTTATTGCGCTGTAGCTTAATTATCTTACCTTTAGTGTTTTTTATACGACCTAGATTAGATACATAGTACTTATCCTCATAATCTGGTATCGGTCTCCAATACTCTATTGCTGCATAGAGATTAGGATCTGTAGACTTAGCGATTAAGTCATAGTTAAGTTTGTGGGCTACATTATTGGTTAGTGCTATTATCTCACTATCAGTCATAATAATCTGACTGTTATCTTTATTTAGTTTTTTTGATTTGGACATTAGGGATTATATGGTCTCCTTATGGGTTTTATTGTCTTGTAGTCGGTCTTGATCTAGCTTTATAATTTCCAGATCTATTTTACGCTCTAAGAGTCTTTGGTTTATAGCATCTAGATGGGTCTTAATTATATCGTCATTATCTACTAAGTTATCTACGTAGATCCTGGTTAGTCTACCTATTAGGGATAAGAGTAGGAGTAGCAGCAGTCCAAAAAATAGGGGCGCGGCCACTAACAGGATTATAATTGTTTGCATATCCATGGTTATTATAGGAGATCTCCTTTAGAATTAGATTTGATTATTATAAATATATCAGTAGTCGGGCTATGCGAGGTATTATCTGTCGCATCTACTGTTATATTACCTTATTATTATGATATAACACACTGTCAATTTTATAGTGTTGATTACTCTTCTGTTGCTCTGTAACAACGTACCTTTTTTCCGTCAGGCTGCTGACGGCGGCCAATAGTTACGCTAAAGACGTCCTTGACATATTGTGTAAATTGCTGGATACCCATAGGTCTGTATCTATTAGCGGTACACCATTGCTTATAACTGTCTCTAACCTCTTGAGTGCTACGGCCAATGATGTTGTCATCATCTATACCGGCATCTTGCAGCCAATCATTAATAGGATCAACAGACGGCATAAATGCTTCTTTAGTTGTTGCCATATCAGGGGTGATTGCAAACTGCCAGTTATTAGCCTTAAGCTCTTTGAGCGCTTCCATGGCCAGGGAAAACATATAAGATTTAACGTCCTCGTTGTCTAAGAGGTATCTCAGTCTGTCATCAGATATACCTTTGTCCGTGTTCCGAAAAACGTTGTTGAACGGGATAACCAATACTCTATCCCAAAAAGCTAAGTCCTGAGTCTTGGGGCGGTCGTTTGTGCAAAAGATATTTTTGGCAAATAATTGTACAGACTGTGCATCTCTATACTTTGCCTCAGTCTCAATCTGACCCTCAACAGCCAGACATTTTAACAGGTCTACACTGGTCAGACTCTTTGCAGTGATAGTCTCATCGCCAACATTTAGCATAATATTACGTAAGTCGTTTGTGGCATATTTGTTGTCAACCAACTGATTAAGTGTCTTATGACGGGTGTTGTCTACACCTATCATTCTGGCCAAAAAGTTGGCGTAAGTACTCTTACCGGTGCCGCCAGGACCCCAGAAGAAGAATAATTTTTGCGCTGTCAGATGTCTGTAGAAAGTGTAGCCAAAGATCTGGTCCAATACTTTTTTATAGTCCTCTGCCTTATTTTCCGGGAAGAGGCTGCTACGATAAATCTCAAAGTCTGTAATAGTCTTATTGATGGTTATTGCATTTTTGTAGGTAATGGGGATACGCTTGAAAAAATGGTAGCGACCCATTTCTATGTCATCCCAATGCTCAAAAGTATGGGTAGCAACATTATATACACCATTGTCCATTGCTAACAGGTCGCCATCATCATCGCTTTTCGTAACCAGAGTCAGGATCTTGATATCGTCAAGTATCTCTCTACGATGCTTAAGAGCGAGACCAGGATAAGCACTGAGGATCATACTATGGATCATCAGCTCGCTATCCTTACAATTACCACTAAGAGGCTCATATACTCCATTATGATAAATATAGTAGTTACCATGATAATACAGGACATTGTAACCCTCTATAATATCTCTAGCCATATCAGCATAGCTGGTGTTGTTATTATTATTACTATTAATGGCTCTAGTCGGAGTAGTGGTAGAGTTGGTATGGGTAGTATCCTCTTGATTGGGATTAGTAGTATGACCATGTAAGCTCAAGGATATAATGTCGCGGCCGCCGTCTTGATTATCATCTTGCTCTCTAGTAGTGTTATTACCGCTATTATCACTATTATCTGACGTAACCGCAACTCTCTCCGTATTATTAAGGACCTCGCAAAACAGCTCGTCGTCTGGGATAGGTTCCTCTAACAGATACTTGTTGATGTTGTAGATTACCATCTTACAGTCATTGATGTCTCTGGGTAAAATATCTGTATACATAGTCTTAAGATAGCCATAATATGAGAGTAACGCCATAGTACGTTGTCCCTTGGGGAGTCCGCAATAAGATCCTAGACGGCCATCAGGTAGTATTTGGTAGCCATATTTAGCGGTCTTAGCTTGGTACAATGCCTTGTGACGATCGTCTGTCGGGGCAATCGGATACAGGATATTAGGGATAGTCGCTACATTGCTCAGATCAGACCAGGATCCGTGTACCCACTCTCTGTCCTTATCACCACGGCGGATAACCATATAACCCTTGCCGCCGAGGCGATAATCAACGGATAAGGTTAATAAGGTCTTGACTCTGCTTGTGTGCTTAATACCTATTGTGTCAAGGCTGGTATCCGGTTTACGGAACCAGAAGTGGTAACCATGGTCGGTACGCATTACACAAGATATTACAGTGCCATACTCCTCGGAGTTGGCCTCTACCAACTTGAGCAATGCCTTGCCCTCGGTCTCATCATCAATATCTACGACGATGTAGTCATCCGGGATTATAATGGCTAGGTCAGATTTAGTCTGAGCTTGGTCCCAGTCAATAGATTGGGTTGTCCATTTGCAGTCTGGCATCTTGCTACCAGGTCTGATACCGCAGTATCTATGCTTTCTGAGCTCTTCGTAGTCGGAGTTAATAGCTTCGGTGGCCACTTCTTTGGTTTCCACAACTTTATTGTTTTGAGCTTCCATAGCTTGTTTTTTCTTCAGGGCTACCGTCAAGGGATTTATACGTGTCATTATATTGACCTCCATCATAATTTGTTGTCCTCGCCCCAAGCGAGGGCATCTACTGGGATATCATAGATAGTTGCAATTTTGAGAGCCATCAGTACACTAGGTACGTTAGTACCTCTCTCATAACAATAATACTGCTGGCGGGCAATCCCTAACTTGACTGCCACCTCTCTGCAAGATAATCCGGCTTGGACTCTTGCCACTTTTAGCCTAATCGGTTTACGGATATTTTCGTTATTAACATCAATCAACATAATAATAGACGCCTCCTTCTCTCGGATAATAGTCGTTATAAAAATAGTAGTTAAGACATTCAAGGTCTCCGAGCGGTATTGGACGCTCATTGTCCTCATACTCTTGCAACATCCTAGGTACTATACCTATTTTGTGCGACACCTCGTTAACCGTCTTGTTGTGTGATAATCTTACGTCGCGCAGGTTTGTCATTTTTTTATTACCTCGTATCTTTTATATTTTTCACACCCACACCTACACACCTAATTTTTATCGCCATTTATTTCGGCGGTATAATTTATATCTTTAATTAGATTATATCATATATCTTGCAATTGTCAACTACATTTTCTCGCTTTGCAATATTTTTCTCTCTCACCTATTACATTACCTACATATAATCTGCTAACACCCATGAGCTTATGTGTGTTATAATTTAATCATACTATAGGGGTCCTAATTAATGGGGGCTATATAATAGGAGGAGAATATGGCAAGAACGGAAGACAAGATAAAAAAAGAGCTGGCCACTAAGCTCAAGCTAATAATGATGACAAAAAAATTATCCCAGGCGGAAGTTGCTCGACAATTAAACATACCTGTTTCATCTCTTAACTCTTGGCTCCGGGCAGTATCATATCCGGGGGCCAAAAATTTAGCAGCCTTGGAAAACTATTTTCACACCAAATTTACCTCCTCATCTCCTACCCCAACATCTAATAATGTAGATTACTGCAATCTGGAGACAACCCTTAAGCATCGTAATAATACTGTTGCTTTTGGCGAGGCAATCTTATCTTATGAGGATAGGATGGTTATATATAATATGGTAAATAATTATCTGGCCGCCAAACAGGGGGACAAAAGTTAA